GATAGCCATGAATGAACCACGCGACTCCGAAATGTGGGCTACCCTTGCCCGTGAAGTCTATTCGATTGTTATATACCAAAGCACTCATGCCATGCTTCATAAACATACCACCGCGCTTTCCACCTTGGAACGCAGCGACTGGTAGCAACAATGCAAAGGGCTTCTCCAACTTGTAACAGTGTTCAATGAATTTGTCTTTGATGCTGTATGGAGGGTTCGTCACAATGCCGTCATACACATCATCCGATGCGCAGTCGAAGAAGTCTTTACCATCGCTCCCCTTGATGCTGAACCCGCTCTCCTGAAAGCCCTGTAAGATAGCAGAAGACTTACCAGAAGTTGCCTCATAGTAAGTCTTGTCTTTACTCAGATATTCCAAAAGAGGTGCCACCTGTTTCACTGGTGTGTAGCATTCATCACTGGCGGCATTTCTGCCTATTACCTTCAATGCGTCAAGCAGCATCGACGGACCATGGTATCAGTTCAATCTTATATGATGTGATGCCCCACTTTTCAGGCGCACCAAACTTTTTGACAGCCTTTGTCTGGACCTCGTCTTGGTCTCTTGCATATTCATAACCCAAAAAGTTGTCTTCGTCTGCAAAGACTTTCCATGTGCGAATGCCAAACATTTAAAGATCCTCTCTCGTTAGCACATTGCCTGGATGAATTGGGTTTTCCTCACCTGTATCCCAACGAACTAGCAGAACAGTTTCAAACCGATCATTATCATATTTTGTACGGCAAAATCCTGTTACATGTCCATAAACTGGCTGTTTATTTTTGATAAAACTATCACCTGGCACATTATATTTTACCACAGTACCGATATTATATCCGAACATTATGCTGCCTCCTTCACTTTGAACCATTCTGGCACTTGACGCTTTGACCAAACCATTTTGAACCTCTCTTGCTTTGTCTGATAGAAGTTGCGATACGACCCTACTGGGTCATTAATATCTTTGCACTGTGGTGCAGCACCCATAGCGAGAGGTAAGGCACGAAAATAGCCCACTTCGATGTTGCGAGGTAAATTTTGTAAAGCGAGGCGTAAAGTTTCATCTGTTTTATGTACCTTCTCGTAACGGTGTGTGTATTCTTTGCAGAGTGCATCGAAGTGGATCCAATGCCAAGTGTAGTTGTTGTTTGATTGCATTGTCCACACGGTACACGGATGCGCCATGTGGACTGCTTTATATAGCAATGTTTCGCGGGCATCTGGTAACTGCCAGTATTTAGCCATACGACCAGAGGTCGACGGCTTTCTAATCTCAATACCGTCCAGTAGTCGGTGCGCTGTGGAGAGCATCTGGGCTGACTCCACAATCATTTTGACCACATGCTTGTCACATTGTAGTTGCGCAGCGACTACTGGGTCTTTATCAAGATAGAAAATATTCACGCGCCGTCTTCCTCTTGCAGGGTTTCGAAGTCGTCCACGAGGGCAAGTTTGCGATTAATACGCCGCTCAATGGCATCAAGCATCATCCGCTTTTCATCGGACGCACCCTCGCGCATGATCATTACGATGTTTTCGAGAAAGCCGATTTCTTCAAAGATATCTTGCATTAGGCTGCCTTTACATTGTAGGGTTTATTCCATTTGCCGACATAGATATTGACGTACCAACCAACATCGAAATAGTCAGTCATGATATCGGAGTTGTCGTGGTTCTTAACAGTGGAGTTTTTGCCGTTCATTGCAGCGACAAGTTCTTTGAAGAACGAGCCGACAGTTTTGTTGGTGCTTTCGTGGGCGTAGTAAGGGTTCACTTGATAGTCATTCTTGACTTCATAGAAGGGGCTGTTGGTGCGCTCGGCGTATGCTTTGTTATCAGCATTCGCGGCAGCGATCAGGTCAAGCGCACCTTCTTTCAGAGTGACAAGAAGAGTGCTGTGGTTATCGACACTGATGGTGCCTTTCATTTTATACTTAGCAAGAACAGCTTTGATGGCGGGAGCAAGCGCTGCTTTTTTCTCTTGAGACATATAAGCCATGATGATTCTCTTTCTTTTCTGACTACTCTTATACCATACGCGAATCGTTTGGTTTTGTCAAGACATTTTCGCAAGAGCCTTCAAAGTATTTTTGTTGCCGCCCGAACGGTTCATGACAAACAGACCCGACGAAAGCGCAGACAAAGCGCCAATGCCGCCACAATCAGTACCCCAATCGCTGCCTGGGCTAGAGCGTTTCAGCAGACCGAGGATGCTGTAGTATTCCATGTCAGCGCGGACAAGATCGTCCTTGTTGTCGCGAGTAATGGCTTTGTAGATGGTGAGAATGGAACCTCGAACATTAAAAGTCCAACCGAGTTCTTTACAACGAGTCGCAATCTTAGCGGCTTCTTCAACGGATTTTGTCATGGCGATACCTTTCTCAGTGATATTCGCGAATGCAGATCAAGTTTTCTGCGCCGAACTTTTCGATTTCGAAGACAACTTCTGCCCAGTTGTCACAGGCAACACGAAAGTCAAAGTTCGAAAATTCGACAGTGTAGCGGTAGCTTGTCATAGTGAAGTGTGTCATCTGATTCTCTCTCTCTTTTCTGTCTACTCTTAGACATTAGACGATTCGTTTGGCAGAGTCAAGCGTTATTTTCGAATTTATCAGGCGTATTGAACATTTGGTCCAGCAGCCGATTTCATCTGGGCTTTCTGACGACCGCAAGAGTAAAGACCCCAAGGGTGCCGTTCAAGCGGCCAAGTGATGTTTTTGTATTTCGGAGTTTTGCATTTGGTGACTGGAGCATCGGCAGTCAAGTCTTTGAGCATTTCGCGAAGTTCTGCTTTGGTCATGATGATTCTTTCTCTTTTCTGACTACTCTTTGACATTAGAAGATTCGTATGGTAGAGTCAAGAGTTATTTTCAGAAACCGTGAAGATTTTTGTATTTTTTACGAACTTGCATAAGTGCTGGGAGATAGTCGTAGGGAGTTTTGATGAATACTTGCGACGGCTCATGGTCAACAGATATCAGGATGACACTCTGCTTGATTGCTATGCCAGTTCTCTCATAGAAAGCCGCTGCATAGAAAGCAGTTTGCATAAAGTAATTCTGGATGTATTCTTCCTTCTTGGGCTTTCGTGCCGTCTTGAAGTCAATGATGGAGAGTTTGCGATCCCATTCTGCAATCAAGTCTACTCGTCCAGCGATTTGTAGATGATCACTGTAAAGAGGTACCTCTTGCGCATAGACTTTATTCATATGCTTATCAATGAGAGGTTTGATCTGATGAAATGTGAAAAGATGGGCAGGCATTGCGCCTTTTGCCCAATCTGGATCGTTGTTGATGTAGTTTTCAGCAAGATTATGGACAGCGGTACCACGCGCTCCTGCTTGCCGCGTTATCTTGTCTGCTTCTTCTTCGCCTATCTTTTTGCGCCAAGCATCGATACCATCTTTACCGTCTGCCCCAAGAACTGTAGTAACTGAGGGGTATTTCTTCCCCTCAGGTGTCGTGTATGTTCTTCCCGTAGGAAGAGTTTCGCATTCAAGTTCTTGGAGTTTGTATTCCAAGGTCACATGATCAAACATTATATCATCCTACAATAACGGTACTTGTTCCCACTGCGGCGTCTCCGCAAGTTGCCAGATCACCAGACATTACGATTGCTTTGCCACCAATCTTTACCTTCGATGTGCCAATAACAGTAGCGGCAGCATGGGTGCCTATTCCATGTGCCGCTACAGCGTCTCCGTTTACAATCACCGCTTTGCCGTTAAATTTGACCGAAGATTGTGATGCTGTCATAGCACCTACAGCCAAGTCACCTGCAAGACACGCTGCTGGCATATTACAACCCTAACCTGTCTCGCTGAATGATGTATGATTTAACAAGGTCGCTTCTCACAATATCTTCCGCTACAAATTCTACAAATTCAAACTCTTGCATATTTTTGATGATAGGCATAAACGCTCTCAGTCCAGAAACTTCTTTCTTTCTTTCGCTTGTAAGATCGTCCTGTTTCACGTCACCACAGAAAATGATTTTGCAGTTGTTTCCAACTCTGGTCATGATTGTGTGAAGTTCTTGGTCAGCCATGTTCTGGCATTCATCAACAATGATGATGCAATCGTCAAACGTTTCGCCACGCAAGAATGAGGATGAAATAAACTCCACTGTATCGCGAGTTTTCAAGACGCTATAGGCATCGGCGCGACCAAACAGTTTTGTGCAGATAGACACATAAGGACCTTCGTATACGGCCATCTTTTCTTTCTGACTTCCAGGTAAGAAACCCATGTCTCTTGAAGGGACTGTTGATCGGATGATGAATACTTTTTTGTATATGGATTTTGGCATCATAACATCTTTCAATGCGAATAGCAGCGCAAGGAATGTTTTACCAGTACCAGCGATACCGTGTAACATTAGATTGTAGTCATCTTCCCATGCATCAAAGGCAAGTTCCTGATTTTTTGTCATCGGTGCAATACCAGCATCGATAGAGAAGCCTTTTGTGTTTATGTTTGCGTCTTTGTCTAGAACTCCATCCTGACGTAAAACTCTTTTCTGTCTCTTAGACAATCTCGTTTCCATTCTTCTTTGTGCAGGCGCAGGCATTATATGCATCCTTATCTTGTTTGGATCGTTGACCCACGATGGTGCGACTTCACTTTCTTGAGAACATCATTAAATCCATCGTCATGACGGCGAATGCCAAGACGAACGGAGTCACCTAAACCGGGTGCAGCGAGTACTTGTTTATAATTTGGATTTGTTTCTAAGAACACTTCGCGTTCTTTTAGCGTTAGGAAGAGTGTTACTGTTTCACCCGTGTCTTGGTCTTTAAAACTATAAGTCGGCATCATATATTCCTTATAAAAAAAAGCGGTCTTGATAGACCGCCTTTACTCTACCATAACTGTATTTATACTATCACAGCATTTCGTAGATTTCTTTCCAGCTAGAAACTACAGTGGCTTCGCCAGAATAACCTTCGTTGTATCCGTGAGAAATCAGAACTCCATGGAGACCCATAGCGCAACCAACGTCCACGTTTTCAACTTTGTCTTCAACCCAGATGCAACCGCTATTCTCGTACGGCTTTAATGCTTCATCTTTGTCTGCGCCAGTATCAAGGCAGATGATCTTTTCAAAAGCAGTCTTACCAAACAAGGCGTGAATGTTTTTCTCCCGCAACTTGGCAGCGTAAGGGTCAAGACTCAAACTGGTGATACAGTGAAAGACATAACCTTTTTCTTCGTGAAGCATCTTGACATACTTGATAGCGTCCCGCAGAGGAGGGATATCTCCGATAGCGGCGCTCTCGTTAAACAACCGAACAAGCGCTTTGCTTTCAGACCGTTCAATACCGTATGTCTCGTTCAGGTCGTAAGTATTTTCTTTCACGACAATGTATCCGTGCCGCATCATCCACGCGTTAAAAGAATACATCCAGTCCACGAGAACACCGTCGCAGTCGGTCAGAATCACTTTATTATGCATTTCAATCTCTTTCATTACTGTATGACTATAGAACTTCTCGCTGGTATTGTCAAGTCTTTTCTGTGAAAAACGCATCTTTTTCGCGAGATTTTGCGCGTCTGGCGTTCTCAATGTGCTGCTTTTTTCGATCAAGACGTTTACCGTCTTGATCTTTGTAATCTGACCAACTATCGAAATATTCCTCGTAGTCATCTTCGTCAAACTTTGCCTTCTTAGACATTATTCTTCGTCCTTGCTTTCTGTGATGATTGGACCAAACGCTTCATTGATCACCTTTGATGTAAGACCTTTCAGAGGCTTTTGTTCGATCATTTTGCATAGCAGTTCAGCATCATTTGGATCAACAGATTCCAGAAGTTGGATGAAGATTTGTTCGCGCTTCATCTTATCAACATTCTCGCCACCCATACCTTCAATGAAGTATTTCAACTTTCGCGACTCACGCAGCAATGCTCCGTGCAGATCGTGACTCTTTGATGGGTTGTATGGAGGCGCAGTGTCTGGAATCAGAAACTTAATCTTTGCCTTGTCATAAGTGCAGATCAGGATGTTCCGCAGAGGAACACTGTTATTCTGTTTTAACCAAGATACTTTTTCTTCTTTCGTTTTAAGCGCACAGGCTTTGTTTACAATTTCCGAGATAGATGTTACCATTTTAAAAATCCGTGATGTTTTCCATGAGGTTGTTTAATTTATTCGCAATGAAGTAGTTGAACAGTTTGGAGCGATTGTTGGTGTTCACTTCTTCATACTTTTCGATAATTTGTTCTTTGATACGATCTGGTACCAGAGACAAATTGATTAGGCTCTCGTTACGCTTGTAGTTGCGCAAAACTTCTTCTGACATGTTAGCAGCATTCATAAACGATATCATCCGCTTTTGAGTGATAGGCTTTTGACGCTCACCAACAACAAAGCAATTGTCAGACGATAGAATGTTAGGAACACCATCACCAGAATCGCCCTTGATAATATGCTCTAGAAGGTACAGTTCGGGATTCGAGTGCTTTATATACTTTTTGAGTGCGGGATTGTATTGCGTCACATTACCATACTTGTGCAATTGAATGTAATCTTTGTCGCTTGAGAGGATGAGAATCTTCTCACCCGAGTTCATAACAGTTCCCTCTTTATGAACGATGGTGCCGATGATATCATCCGCTTCTGCTGTATCAACTTGAATAACTTTGTAAGGAAAGAACGTTTTGATTTCTTCACGAATCTTATTCAGCGAAGTGAAGATTGCATTCCAGTCCAATTCAGAATCTTCACGGCTCTTGCGGCGCGATGCTTTGTAATATGGAAATGCTGCCCGACGCCAGTAATTCTTATCATCGGCGCAAATAATAATCTCGCCAAACTCAGCAGTAAACTTTGTGCGATTGAACCGAATGCTGTTGAGGATCATGTGTCGCAACATGTTTTCATCAACTTCTGCGTTTTTGTGATTGCCCAATTGCATCATCAAGTTGGCAATCATAATTTGGTTAAAGTCAACCAGTATCA